ATCATATAAGTTGTATGATAATAGAATATAGATAACTATTTATTTAAATTTGATCTAATTTTTATTTACTTTTTTTATACTTATCATATAATATATATAATAATAGAAACTTTATTTTGAAAGGAAACCTTATGAAAAAAAGTGGTAGTGGTTTAAGGACTTGTGGCTATTGCGCTTCGTTAGATATTAGTAAGCCGCAGTCGGATGGTTTTTTAAATGGTTTTTACTGTCCTATTAAGAACTGCACTAGAGCTCCTGGTGCAGCATGTTATCCTGAATGTTTTACTCCTGTACAGGATAAGTGCGATGGTTACAAGAGATTAAAGAAGTAGTTTAGTGAAAGGAGAAATATGATGGGAACTTGTAAAGAAGATTTTTGTGGTGATTGTAAATATTTGGACCGTACAGTAACTGGAACGCACGGATACACACAAGGCTTTTTGTGTGTAAAAAAGCAGAGTTTTAGAAGTAATGGTTCTGTGGCGCCTGATAATTGCTTTGCGCATAGAGGATTTAAGTGGCCTGTACAGTCATCTAGCGAGTAGTGTATGACTAAAGGAGAATATGAAGCTAAAGTAAAGATACTGGAGTATTTAATTTTTGTTAGGAGGCAGTATGAACTTTTGCATGGAACTGTTGATGATACCCCAATAACAAGAGGCTTTAATATTGAGGGGTTTACTTCTGTAAGTGATATTGAGCTAAATACAGGTATATCAGTGGCATTGATTAGAAATGCCTTAAAAGGTTGTGACTTAGTAGTAAGTAGAACAGGTAAAGCTGGTGGTTATCGCTTAAGTGTTGCACCGAATAGTTTGCAGCATAGAGCTAATGCGATAGCCTTTGAAAATGACGGAAAAAGTCCAATTAAATGGGTGCGTGTAGTACCTTTAACATTGGATGATTTGATTGGTGAATATGTTGAAGGGCTGATAAAGTTTAACGTTTTTTATGAGGATATTGTTACAGATTTGATTGTAGCAGCACGTAAAAAGTTAAAGAAAAAGGTACTGTATGAATTTAGGCTAACCGCTTTTGGAGTGAGACATGAATAAGATTGTATATGTAGTATCTATTGATGGTGGTCCAATAGCAGCATATGAGTTTGAGCAAAAAGCAAAACAGGTTATAGATAATCTTAGAGAGCTTAAGTGTTATAAAGAATCTAAGATAGAAATATCTGAAGTGTTTTTTGTTGGTAACTAATGGTAATTGTTGCTAAGGAAAATTGTACAGAATGTGTATTTGGAGATAGGAATATATCATTAGTAGTTATTAATAGTAAAATAAGAGGTGTGTGTAATAAAACTGGTTGTGTGTTAGTAAGACTTGGTGATAATTTCTATGCTCCATGTAACGAGTTTATTTCTAAAAAGGATTATGATGCTTTATGGGAACACTAAAAAGATCTTCTACATGTGAAGTATGCTCTGAGATATTTTTTGCTACTCCATGGTGGGTTACTGTTTGTGGTACCTGTATAGCAGTAGCTAAGAGCATGGTTACAGATTTGTTGAAGTTGGAAGAAGGGCTTACAGAATGGGAGGTTAAATTTTTAGAAGATATAAATAAAGGAGAACGGCTCTCTGTTAAGCAGGTAAAGCTTGTATTTAAGCTGTATCGAGAAAAAATTTAAACTTGTTAATTATTTGTAAAAAATATATAAAATAACGTTTACTTTTGGAGAAAAAAGGCATATAATATAATTGTTTAGTTGTATGTACTGCTGAAAAGTTAATAAGGAGCCTAATATTATGAAGTATGTTATTTTTGCTTTGACTGCTGTTAGTATGCTTATAGGAGTTTCATTTGGAGATGCATATTATAGTCAAGTAGAAAGAGACTACTATAGAAGAGCAACTTATAGTAGATATGTAGTTCCACAGTATATTGAGAGTCCTAATTGGTATATTAATAGTGTGCGAGAAAAAAGAACGTATTCTAAAGAGTACTACTTAAGCGGAAAGCAGTACACGAGAAACATATATGAGAAGCGGAAAGGAGATAACAGATGGTTAGAAAGAAGTAATGGCAGAACATATAATAAGTAGGTACAAGTAAACAACAAAAAGGAAACAAGTAGAAAGGAATTTAAGATGGCTAAGGATGTTAAGGTTCAGATGGTTGTTGAAAAAGAATGCAAAAGCTGCGTTAGGTTTAAGGCTGCTACGCCTGAAGCTAATAAGCTTGTAAGTACCGTATATATCAATAATGCCGCGCTTGAACAGATTGGTAGCCCTGATAAGATTGAGCTTACCATTAGCGCTGGTAAGTAAGCTGCGAGTACTTTTGTTGTTGTTGGAGTCTTTAGTTTGGGGTTAAGAGGGAAATAAGCCACCCACTTAACCCTTTATTTATACAGTAAAATTTGGAGACTAAAATAGTTATTAGGAGACTTTATGGGACATTTGAGATTGGTTAAAAAGGAGCGGTTGGTTAATCAAGTATTTAGTGCTGCAGCAAAGTGCGCGCTTAGAAAAAAGCTTAAAGCAAAAAAGGTTGATGTTAAAAATGAGAAAGGTAAAGTAATTGGGTTTTATTTTGAGCCACAATTAGCAAAGTATACCTTTAGAAAGGTTTAGTTATGGTTATGCCAAAATATGCATATACAGCTTATAGGAATAATATTAGTTCTTTTGGGTATTTAAATTGTACTGACAAAGTTACATTAAGTCCTAAAACATGGTTTTGGGCTTTAATTGGACATACTGCTAGAACATTTGTTGATCCTGAAACTAATATTGCATATGTGTATGAGGCGACGACTTTGAATGACGGCACACGGGGTACACAGATTACGCTAATGTCTGATTGGTTGAAAAAGAGGACGCGTACTCATGTGTACTACCGTGCACCTGTTTTTGTTAATAAGTTAGAAGAAGAACCTTGTAATACTTTGTTTAAGCAGCATATCAAGAAGTTTAGAGGTTTGCCTTATCCAGATTTAAAACAATGGAAATGGCGTTGGCATATGGTAAATGCAGCATTGGATCTTGGTATTAAAGAGTTAGAAAATAAGGATCAAGAGGAAATGATGCATTGCACACAGTTAGCGGTGCATTTAGATAGGTATTGTGGCTTAGTAAGTAAAGATGTAAATCCTGCTGAATGGGAACCTGATAATTGTAGAAATCGTAGTAGGATAGATAAAGAGTTGGCAAAAGTAGGAAAAATGGTACTTACGTATGAAGTGGAGCTGTACTATGGCTGATGGAACTTGTATATCTTGTAATAGTAAGTTTCCTGAAGAAGTATTGGAACTTTTTATTCAGAGTGAAACAAATATATTTGGTTTAATGTGCATGGGTTGTATTATTAAAAGGATTCGGGAAGTTATTGGTGATGAGTATCAATTTGAAACTAAGTATGCGCAGGATAAGTATTTAGCGTATCTTAATTATATGAAAAAAGGAAAAAATAAAAATGCTTGTATTAAAAAGACGGCATAAGCAAAGAATACTTATTGGCGATGATATTGTGATTACTGTATTTACTAAAAGCAAGTATGATAAAAGTGGTACAGTAATTTCTAATGTGTCAGTTGGTATTGATGCACCTGATAATGTAGTAATATTACGGGAAGAGTTGAAAAATGGAAAAAGATGTCAAAAAAGTAAACCTATTACCTATTTCAGAACAGAGTGAAGTAGCCTGGCTTATTAAGAAGATTGAGTTAGAGTTAAAAGATGTTATACCGATATTAGACTCTGTAGGTAAGCAGTATGAGCATGATGTACCTTGGTCTGATAGGTTTTTAGCAGATCATAAGGCGTATCTTAAGAGAGTTCTTATTGGTGCTGTTGGAAGAATTAATACAAGTGCAGATGCGATTAAATTAGGTGTTATGTTTAAAACACCAGCGAAGTCTGCACATTTTACTTCAATGGGCCTATATAATGTGTTTAGAATTGCTAGGCAACGTAGAAGAGAAGTGATGTATATAAAGGATTTGCAAAAATGGGTGAACAGTTATTTAAGTGGAAAAGCTGCACCGCACATGTTTATAAACTATGCAAGGGATGGTTATTATGCCTAGTAAAAAGAAGCCAGTTAAACAGGCAGACAAAATTGTCAAACCTGCAAAGAAAGCTAATAGTAAGCGAGTGGATAGAAACAAAAAACCAAGTAAAGCAGCTGTTGGAACAAATAAATATACGAGTAGAGCATTAGAAGAGCAAAATGTAGATTTTCCTTGGTTAAGTAATTTTGAAGCTTTAGTATTAGGCCGTGGAGGGTATTATGATACTGAAGGTGTGCTTCATAATCACGAAGGTTGTATTAGGTGTACTGCTATGGTGCAGTCTACCGGGCAACGATGTAAAAATTTTGCGGTTCATGGAGAGCTTACTTGTAATATACATGGAGGTACGCTTGCGAGAGCAAAAGCTGGTAAACAAAGATTGTATTCAGCATTTATAGATGATCCTACGTTAGCAGCAGTATTTGAAAACGCTTGTAATGATGATAATAAGGAAATTAATGGGTTAAGAGAAGAGCTTGGCTTGTTAAGAATGTTATTGGCTAAGGTTTTAAGAACGTCTGAGCTTGATACCGCGAAAGAGGTTAAAGAAGTAGCGGGTGTTATTGGAGAAATTAGACAGTTAGTAGATTCATGTACAAAGGCAGAGCTTAGGCTTGGTCAATTAGTTGATATAAGTAAAATTGGATTAATAATGCAACAGGCAGCCAAAATAATTATGGTGCATGTTAAAGATGAGGAGGTTATAAAGAAAATTGCAGCAGACATCGATAACATCATTATCCCAAATGCTGGGGCAACAACTCCGCAGTTTGAACCAGTCAACAACTCTGGAAAAGTACGCGAATTGCCCACAGAAATTTATTAGTGATGAGCTTAAAGTAATTCTTACACCAGATCAAATAAAGGTTACACAGTCTGATAGATTGATTAAAGGTGGCAGAATTAGTATTAAGGCAGGGCATGGTGTAGGTAAGACGTGTCTTGCAGCTTCATTAGGTATGTGGTTTAAGCATTCTGTACGGCCTAGTATTGTATTGACAACTGCGCCTACGCAAAGACAGGTTAAAGAGTTGTTATGGCGAGAGATTAGGCATAGGCATGGTATAGCGCAGCTTCCAGGCAAGCCGTTAACAATGTCTTATAATATGAATGAGCGTGAGTACATGCTTGGATTTAGTACTGATGATGTAATGCAAATGCAGGGTTTTCATTGTGAAAACATCATGGTACTTATTGATGAAGCAAATGGTTATCCTGCAGAGCTGTTTAATGCTGTTGAAGGTTGGTTGTCAGGCGGTATTAGAGTAGTATTAATACAGATTGGTAACCCTGTAAATCCTATTGGACCATTTTTTGATTCATTCTCAGACGGTGTTACTGATACATATACAATTAGTTGTTTGAACCATCCAAATGTACTTGAGCGAAGGAATATAATACCTGGTGCTGTAAAGCATGAGTGGGTAGAATTGCAAAGAAAACGTTGGGGAGAAGAGTCTGCATTTTGGCTTAGTCGTGTTGCAGGTGAATTTCCTAAAGTGGCGTCTGATGTTGTCATTAACTTATTGTGGGTAGAACATGCAGAACAAGTTGTTAGTAAGTGTAAGTGTCGTGGTGAAGATTTGTTTATGGGATATGATCCTGCGGAGTATGGTGATGATGAGCATGCATGGGTAATAGGTTGTAGGCATAAAATTCATGCAGTTAAGTCATTAAATAATATTGAGCCAGCGCAAGGTGTTAGAGAGACAAAATTATTAAAAACACAGTTTAGCATTAAGGATGACCATATTAGCATTGATGGTATTGGTGCGGGAGCACCTATAGCGTCTCAGCTAAAGTTAGATGGTGTGCATGCAAATAGAGTTGTTGTTTCTAATAGTGCGCATGATTCAAAAGAGTTTGAAGATTTAGGAACTGAGTTGTATTGGAATGCTAGAAATATATTAAATCCTGGATCTGATTTGTATATTCCATTTTCATTTAATGGTAAGCGCGATCAATTAAAAGCAGATCTTTGTACAAGAAAGTTTCAAGCGTCAAATTCAGGACGCAGAATGTTGGAACCTAAAAGACAGTATAGAGCTAGGTTAAAAAGGTCGCCGAATCATGGTGACGCTTTTGTATTATGTTATTCTCCATTTGTTTGTAAGAGTTCTTATGGACTTATGTTATTACCAGACGTAATAAATTAGAAAGAGAGGCAAACATGCTTAATTTTGGTTTTGGTACTAAGAAATTGATTAAAAAAGCTAATGAAAAGATTAGCGGTCTTGAGTCATTAATAGTTAACTTGCAAGATCAAGTGGATATTTTATCTATTCGAAATCCTAAGAGTAGAAAGTATACAAATCATAAAGAACAAGTTATGGAAGTACGTAAAAAGTATAAGGGTCTTGCAGCGTATGGAAATCAGATTACGCAAAGGTTGATTAACTTGCGTGTTGCTTTTTCTATGCCTAATCGATTATTTCTTATGCCAAATAAGAACTATATAGGTAAAGTTGATAAGACAATGCTTGAGGACTGCAAGCAGTTTTTAAAAACTTTTATGGAAATTAATGCATTAGATGGGTCAATGCCTAGAGATATTGCCAAAGAAGCTGAATTGCAAGGTCAAGTTGTAATTAAGCTAGTTTGGGATGCAGATATAAAGAATGTGCGATTAATTTATTATCCGTATTCTGATGTGTCGTATAGAGTAGAGTCAAAAAGTAAGTATTTATTAAATGGTGAAAAAGTTTTGTATGTGAAAGAGGATGGAGTTACTGATAAAGAGTATTCAAATGATGATTTTGTGTTTATTGCATTTAATGATGAGCTTAGTACATTTGAAGGATTTCCAACGTGCGGTGGCATTTTGGAAACTATTGAAAATTTGGATAAAGATCTTATTGATTGGCGTTTGCTGAACCATTTATTTGCACATCCTACTCCGCATTTTAAGTGTGAAGAAAAAGATGATGCAGATGCGGTAAACGCATTAATTAGGCAGATTGGTTGGAAGGTTGGTACTGCAATTGCGACCAAATCTGATTTTAATTTGAAGGGTACTACAGGTGTTGAAACTAATTTGTTAATGTTAAGTATCACTACTAATGCAAAAATTATTAGTGCACATACAGGCATTGCAATTCATTTTTTAGGTTTTGCAAATGTAATGACTAATAGGGCAACAGCCGATTCAATGGGTGAACCGACTGAAGTAGTGCTGCATTCTGAGATTAACAGTTGGAATACGTTTTATTTTGATATGTTTAGAAAAGCGATTAAGCTTAGGAATAGTAACATTAATGGTCAGTTAATTGAGAATTGTATTGTGCCAAAGATTATTCCGCTTACTGATAAGCAGTATGAGCTTATCAAGGAACTATACTTGCCGCTTGCTGAAGCGAATAAGATTTCTAGCAAAACATTGCTTGAACAAATTCCTGGTTTGGATGTGGATGAAGAAGAAGCAAAGTTGGAAGAAGAAATTAGTAAGCAAGTAGAAATGGAGAAGAAAAATGCTGAGAAGACTGGAAAAAATGCTAAGAATGTTGGTGAAAAGTCTGAAGAAGAAAATCTTGAAGAAGAAAATGACTGATAGGGTATTTCTTATGAAAGCAGCTCCTGTTGTTGAGTATTATGATGATCCAGAAAAAGGGACAGTAATTGGTCACTTAATTTTTTGTCCAGCATGTGAATGTGGGCATATATTCTATAACGGAAAACAGCGAGATAAAAATAGAGCAAGCTGGTCGTTTAATGGTGATTGCAATAGACCTACATTTCAACCATCTATGTTAGTGCATTATGGTGAAGATTTAAAGAAGGTATGCCATAGCTTTGTTACAGATGGCAGAATATTATATCTGCAGGACTGTACGCATGAGATGGCTGGAAAAAGTATTGAGCTACCTTGTATTTAAGTAGCTGAGCAAATAATTAGGAATGTTTTGTAGATAAAAAGATAAAACGTTGTATACTTTTTAGAACAAATGAGGTATAATAAAGCCATGAACGAAAAACAAGTACAAGTTGAGGCAATTTTGTCATTACTGGACGCAAAAAGTGTAGCGCAGTATATCCCTGAAGCTGTCTTAAGTAGGATTAAGAAGTATGATAGTAATCCTGTATTTGCTATGATGACAGTGGGTTATGAGGGAGAAAGCACCGGTGACTTGTATAATGGAAATAAGGAAAAGCTAGGTAAGGATCAGTGGTATAAGCAGTTATGGCCGATTAAGGCAGTTAAGCAGTTAGTAAGTAAGCTTACTGAAAAAGAAATACCTATTTATGCGCATCAGCACGATGTAACTGGCGAAAAGAATAGGAGTAAGCTTGGTTATATAGTTGCTGGAACTAAGAAGGTAATTAATGCTGTAACACATGCATTAGGTATTGCGTATATTACAGATATTCCTACTAGAGCGCAGCTGCAAAATGGCGAGTTAAATGCTTGTTCTATGGAAGCAAGATGCCTTTTTGTAGAAGCTCCGAACTCGCTTAATTGGGTAGTTGAATCTGTAAAAGAAGTTTTGGGTGTGGTGTTATTTAATAGGGAAGTTGTTGAACCTGGGTTTAAAAATGCAAATATTCTCGCAGTAGTAACAGCAATGAGCGCTGATGGAAAAGAAAGGAACAATGAGCGTATGGAAGTTACACTAGAAGATGTTAGAAAGTACATTGAAACTAATAAGGTAATTCCGAGTACACTGTTTAGCGTTGAGACTCTTACAAAAGATCCGCGTGTTAAGGATATTTTGCAGAATGATATTGCTGTAGCAGTGCAAAAGAAGGATGATGAAATTAAGGCGCTTAATTTGGAATTAGTACCTCTTAAGAAAGCGCAAGCAATGAGCACTCTTGGTGAAATGGTAGAAAAGAGTGAGTTGCTGAAAGAAGAACCTAAAAAGCTTGTTGAATACCTGAAAAAGATTATTCGTATTGATGGTAATACAGTAGATCAGGTTACTGTTGATAAAGAAATCAAGCTGCAACTTGGCGTTGTTAAGGATCTTGGTATTAAGTTTGATGATACGTCAAAGAATACTAATGATAAGAAGGTAGATTCAAATAATAAGGATACTAAAAAGACAAGTAATGCAACGGATGATAATGGCGGTGAGGATCAGCCTAATCCTAATAAGGTTGAGAGCTATCTTACGCCTGAAACAAATCCGCTTATTCCTAAGTAGTTATCTGGTAAAGACACATACCAGTTAAAATAAAGTTAAGAACTGTAGAAACAATTTTTGGAGAATTTAATATGCCAGCTTTTATTAAAAAGTCGTTGAATAGTGGTCGTCAGTATGTACAGCGTGTTTTTGGCGCGAATGATAATATTGCTAAGGGTGATATTATTACTAACAACCAGCTTACTGGTTTTGCGCTTGATCGTGCTGGTGGTGCTAATGTTATTGCTGCACAGGCTTTGCTTGGTATTCATATTCCTGCGGAATGCGCTATCATGTTTGAGCATGAGTGTGTAACAATTAACAAGGCTGCGGTGCAGATTAATATCGGTGTAGCTGTGTATTGGGATCGTGTTGCGCTTAACTGTACCAATGTTGCTGCTGGTAATATCCGTATTGGTAATAGCCTTGCTACGTACGCTGCTAATGCCACTGAAATGGATATTTACTTTAATGGGGCTAACTAATTAGTTAGGTCTGTAAAGTAGCAAAACACAAAAAGTTAATAAGTAAATTTTTGGAGAAACTATATGAAGTCGGTAAAGATTTTTTCTGATTACAAAAAGATTAATTTGGATACGCCACAGGGTCGTATGCAGTTTTGTGGTGCTATTACTGCCTTTATGCGGCAGCCTTTGGAAGTACAGCGTAAGATGCTTGAACTTGGAACTACACAGTTTACTACTACCGCGGATCTTGGCGAAGATGTTCGTGTACTGATTGAAAAGTTCCATCTTGATGCGGAGATGCTTGATATTGGTTATCAGGCGTTTTTTGATGTACGTGATTTTTCTGGTACGCCTGCGCCTGGTTTTAGAATGCGCAATGTCACGTCTGGTCTTACCTTTGCACGTCGGCCTGAAGGTGGTAAGGCTGAGATTTATCGTGTAACTGGCCAGGAAATCTTTGTGCCGTTTGATATGTATGGTGGTGGCCTTGAGTTTGATCAGGCTTGGTTTGAAGATCAGCAGTGGTGGACTATTGAAGATACTGCTATGGAGTTTCGTGCTAAGTGGTATCGGGATAAGGCCAGTATTTTCTATGATTTGATTGGTGCGATTGGTGCTGGCCAGAATATTGCTTGGCAGGGAGTTCCTGCTGATTCACAGCTTGATCGTGATATTATGACGCTTAATGCGGCTGCGGTAAACTTGCTTGTTGCTGCGAATGCGGCTGGGTATTCTGTAAGCCCGAATCAGATTTTGTATGTGCTTTCGCCTGTACAGCTTAAACCGCGGCTTGAGCGTGCACTTGCAGCTCAGCATCTTGTTCCTGGTGTTGGTGGTGCTAGTCGACAGGTTGAATATAACATTCGGCCGATTTACTCGCTTAATGTTCGCAGTGCTGGTGTACCTGTTACCAACATTTGGTATATGGGTATTCCTGGACTGTTGAATAAGATTGGCGAAAAGATGCCGCTTACTGTTCTTTCTAATTTTAATATTGAAACTTTCGCAACTACGGCAGTTGGCTGGGGTAGATTTGGTGCAAACCTGAATCCTGTTCAGTTTAACCGTCTTGCTACTGCGTAAACAAGTAAAGCAATGTAAATAGCGTGGGTATCTAGAAATAGGTACCCGCGCTTTTATAAAATTAGGAGAATTGTAATGCTTGCTGTGGTTGACCCAGACATGATAGCAATTGTAGGTCTTTTCATTGCCTTGTTTTCAGCGTTGATTGGTTGCTATATTTTTATTTTTAGCTGTAGCAGTAAAATTATGACGGTGATGAGTGAGGAAATTAGTAAGGTATATGTATTAATTAATTCACATATTCAGAATGCCCAAATGCATGCTGATATTGATAAGATGGTTAGTAATAAAGTTTGTGAAGAAGCTAGAAAAAGTAATAATGAAGCGATAAAAGGAATAAGAGCGGATTTGGATAAACAGCATGACGTGCTTGTTAATGTGGATAAGAATATGGCGACATTAACAGAGCGTGTAACAAATTTTATGGATCAGTTTAATAGGTAGGTGCTTTATGGCAAAACTTTTAGATGATTTTGTTAAGGAGTTAAATAAAAAGGTTGAAGAGCGCAGCCTATCATTAAAGCGGTGTGAAGAGCTTGATTTTGAAACTGCTTTGAAATTTTTACCTAAGACTGATAGGCCAAATTTAAATAGGGTATTATTTAATAAGGCAAAAGACAGGCTTGTTAAAAAGCGTTTTAAAGAGCTGGTTAATGAATTAAAGGATAATACAGTATTTAGGGATGAGTTAAGCAAGATTGCGAAGGGTACTAAGTTTGAAGTTGTAAATACTTCAATAGAACGCTCCTTAAAAATAATTTTTTAATTGGAGTATTATATGAGTTTGCAAAATACAACTGAATTTGCGTTTTTCTATAAAGCGACTAGTGGTAAAGATGGTTTACGTGGCTGTACAAAGGCGTATTTAGATAGTGTTAATGGTAATGTGGACACTTTAATGGATATTATTGGTGCGCCTATTGAAGTTAGCGATATTACTGTTGCTAATAACTATACTACTAATAAAATTGAAATACAAGAAGGCGGTTTAGTGAATGTAAAACCAGAATATGCTGGTGGCGGTGTAATTGTACATGCTGATTCAAGAGCATTTTTATTGAAGGCGCTTGATGGTAATGGCGTGCAAGAATTGTCTGAGATTAATCCTGGAGTAAAACAATTTTTTAAGTCTTCTTTATGGGCTGTGGTAGGCTGTGATGAAGAAAGGTCATATCTAGAAATTACTGATGGGTCAGACCCGCAAAGATTTGACGGTCAGTACTGTGAATTTTTTGCTAATTGGGATTATCATGTTACTGAACTTGTTATTGTTGATGGAAACGGTCAGTTAGTAATTGAAGATGGCGGTTCGTCAAATTTTGAGTCTTTAGGTTATAATTATGATAGCGGAGAAGTCTTTTTTGAGTTTGAAAATGCTGATTTAGAAATAGGTGGGGCTAGTAATGATCTACAAGAGTTGCTAGATAATACAGATGCGTCATTGCGTAGTCAGTGGGTATTTATTGGCACTAACTTAAATGTTGATGGAATTAAGATAAGTGCAGTAAATGCTGGCAATGAAAATTATCAGACCATGCTGAATGTTGTTGGCTTTGTTGAGCATGCGTATGATAGCTTGCCTAGTGGGTTTGGCTATTTTCCTGCAAGTATACCAAATGGTCAGTATTATAAGACTGCATATGATTGGCTTCTTTATAATAAAAAGTGGAATGGCGGTGTTGGTGCGACATCTAGATGGGTATCGCTAGACGCAGCAGTTTCTGCACAAAAATGTGTATTTAAGGTTACGTCAGCGGGTACATATAATGTACGGTTTATGGGATTTAGGTACCAGAATTCTGTACGATATGGTCAGATGGTTTTAATGGACAATGGTACAGATGCTGCATATGTGTCTATTAGGCATTGTCAGCAGTTTGAAAATGGTATTGTAGGTAATGATATATTGTTAAGTACAGATCAAGGTAATTCTGGTGAAGTATTTGATTGTATGCTTGCAGCACCGAGCCTGAGCACTAATTGTTCGCCTTATATTGGAAATTACACTATAATATCTGGTGGAAATTCATGTGTTGAAGTTAGCCATTGCTGTTTTAAGAATTTAGGAAATGTTACACAACGGTATGGCTCGTTGTATTTTCATGATAATTTGGTTATTGGATGTAGATATGGAACATCTACTATTACAGATGGCGCAGTTATTAGGCATAATAATGTGTATTATCCGACAGGAACAGGTGCGGCAAATGCGTTAGAAAATATATACCAGTTGAATGGGACTATTGGTAGAATACACGCATGGGACGAGATTATTGTAATTAATAGCGCTTCTACTGGTTGGCTTGCAGGCACTAGCGCTATTGTTAAAGTTGCTGGTGGCGGGCAAGCATTTATCGACAACTGTTGTTTTTATAATATTCAGGGTACTATAATAAATCGTACTGTCTATTCTCTCGTGGCTGCTTGGGCTGGACCTACAACAATTCAAGGTTTTGGTCAAAATAATATTGAAGCAGACCCGAAATTTGTAAACGCAGCGGAGCTTGATTTTAGATTGATGCCTGATAGTCCATGTTTAGGAAAAGGTATTCGGTCAATTTTTGGTGGTAAAAATAGTATTGGAATACTTAATGGTGATTTAACTAGGTTGCCTTATGGTGTTTTGAAAGGGTATATAAATGGCTAATACTAAGCTAACAGGCACAGAGAAAAATAATAACAATTTAACTGGAGTTGGAGTAGCACTTCAAATAGACGGTGTAAATATTACGTATACCGCTGCAAATGATGGTGTATTGACTGTACGTGTACAGTTAGGCAATGCAGCTGCGCCATTACAGAGTGGAGAACGCATTAAAGTTAGCGTAAGTATTACGTCTGCGGTAACTGGTGATAAAATGCTTATGCCGCAGTTTTTTGTTGATGTGCCCGCTGGTAAAACAGTTATTGGTATTGTATCTGAGCCGTATACGGTACGAACTGGTGATATTATTGAAGTTGTTGCCAGTAGTAATAACGCGTTAGATATTGCAGTTGGCTCTTGTGTTGAATCTTTGCTGATTGGGTACTAATATGTTTTTGAATATTTATTTGTTATTATTAAAGCTTAGGCAGAATTGCTTAAAAGGGTCGCAAAGTATGCAGAATAAGTATGTTGGTACTATTGCGATTAGCCCTAAGATCAGTGCCAGTTGTACTAGCACAAATAAGCAAACTGCACTGATTAAAAATACCTTAACTTAGGAGAGTACAATGGCACTTACTAAAGTTATCTATGTTGAGTCTGATAATGAGATTAAATTAGAGGGTTTAAAAGAGGCACGTACTGGCACTTTTATTAATAATGCTGCAGTTAAGGCTACGCTTGTAGAGAAGACAAAGCTGGTAGTTTCTGTTGCAGCACTTACTAGTGAGAATGGAGGCGCGGCAACTGGTTTGGCATGTGCAAATAGTAAGGTCGCGATTGGAGATAAAGTTTGGATTAAAGGAACTAAGAATTGTGATGGGTTGTATATTGCGTTAGCTGGGACTACTATTGATAAACTTGTTATTGGTGTGGCATATATAGCAGATGTGCTTACTGGCAAAGAAGAAATTTATAGAGTAATAAGCGCATGTGCTGAGCAGGTATTAGAGTATGAGGCAGAGTCTAATGGTGATTATTATGGGACTATTTTGAACTCTGCATTGTTATTTGAAGGTGAAGAGTATTACTTGTTTATTGTCGCAACTTATAATGGTGTAGTTACTACGCTTAGAGAAACCTATAAGGCTGCGTACCTGTAAACGTGTTTATATAGATAAAGGTAAAAAATGGCAACGATACATTTTACTACTACCGATAAATTTAAGGAAAAGTTGTCAAAGCTTGCCGCGAATAACAACTTGACTTTTGAGTCTGAAGATGTAAAACGGTTAGAGCAAAGATTAACTGAAGCTTATAATGAGATTGAAGGCGCGTTATTGGTACGAGGCTTATCAGTAATGCAAATTTCTACTTGGAAACGTGGAGAAGAATTCCAATTGGATATTGCGACTTATTGGTATGCAAAGGATTGCGCTTGGGGTGGAAAAGCCTTTGAAGAAAAGGATTGGACAAAAGTATTTGATCGTAGGATGGAATTGACAAAAGTTCCTATTGTGTCTAATGATGGTGTTGTTTTATCAAAGGCAACTGGCGCATTTGCGGAAGGATTAAACTTGTTAGATGTTAATGCTTCTTTGGGGATATTTCCATAGATGACTACGCTAGCCTCTTATATCAATGACCATGTTCGATTGGACATGAAAACAAATTTTGATTTGGATAAGTGGGCTTCACATTTTACTGCTGAGCAAAATGAGGAATTAATAAAGCAGTTGAAAAATATTATTTTGGATGATTTGGCGCAACGGTTTAAGATTGGTGGCGCTGGTGGAACTCAGTGGAAAAAGAAAAAGAAAATAACAAGGGCATTTGAAGGTGGTGCAAATAAGACGCTTATCTATACCGGTACACTAAGTAAAAGCTTTGAGTATATGTATACGGCTGGTCAGTTAATTGTCTATACAAAAACGCCGTATGCAAAGGTGCATAATTTTGGGGCTACATTTGTAACAAGTAGAAAGCAGACTTATTGGATGTTTACGAATGTTTTCAAGAAGAAGTGTGGTCTGCCGAAAACTGGTTTTGAAATAAAAATTCCAAAAAGAACATTCATGTATTTTACGGATAATTTACGAGAGAAAATTAATTTGGCAGTATTTGCATATTTTAAAAAGTCAGAAAAGATGGGTAAATAATGTATAAAGATATTACTAAAACTAGCGGATCAATAAGGACGCCGAATGCTGGTAACTTTAATAAGTATATGGCTAAGCTTGTTGATTTAATTGCAGAAGCAAATCTTTTTAGAAGCGTAGGTATTTTAGTTAGAGAGACAGAAGCAATACAGGCTCCGATGTGTGTACTTATTCCTATGAATAAGACTAGGACTGAGCAGCTTACAGGTGCTACTGTAGATGTTAGGTATACTATATCAGTTGCTGTTGCTTTAATGCATCCTGATGATAGCATTATAACACAAATGATTTTAGATTATGCAGAAGAACTAGAAGCAATATTAAGTAATGCTGCTGCGATAAGTAATTCTAAGATATTGCTGTTTAATGATATTCCTGGGCACTACAATACAGAAATCCAATTTGCAAATTTTGGCGATGTTAAGCAGCTGAGCGAAACTGTTTTGGCGTATAATACAGGTATAAACGTTGTATTTTCTGCGTTCGAAACACGGTAAAATATAGTTAAGTAAAAAGTTTATTTTAATGGAGAAATAAAAATGTCTAAACCTAATGTTGCTATTGGTAGTTCGCTCGGTTTTAAAGAAGAATCGCAAGCAGGCACTAAGATAAGTCTATCTTCAGGTGCGTCATTTATTGATTTGATTGCTTGTAATCTTAAGTACACTGCAGAGAAGTATTCTGAGCCTGCGATTATGGGAACGCGTATTCAGGGGAAGCAGTCTGAAGTGTTGTCGCATAATAATGGCAATGGTACTTTTTCTTGTCGTGCTAGAGCAGCATATCTAGAACCGGTTGTCAAGATGGCACTAGGCCGTACGGTTAGTTCTGGTATATATGCGCCTATTTTGAATAATGCAGAATTGCCTACGTTTACTATTGAAAATAGCTTGGCAAGCGCGAATACAATTAGACTAATTGGTGCAAAGTGTGATGAACTTGTTTTGAAGAGTGAAGCAGGTCAACCGCTTATTTTGGATGCATCAGTTCTGTCAATGAGCGGTGCGCGGAACCCGCAAGACTTGACGGTTGCGAACTATGCAAATTGGTTGGCGCAAGGTTTGTTTATGCATTCAAATATGACACTTGCTGCAACAAATGCTGCGTGGCTTGGCGGTAATACAGGAAAAGAAGTAAAGTCAATTGAAGTAACTCTAAAAAATAATTTATCTGATGATGACTTTACTAACTCGGTTGATCGTGAGTTTATTTCAGAAGGAATGTTTGAAGCCCTTTTGAAAATGACTGTGCCTTATAATAGTACCACAAAGGGTTATTGGGCGGCGGTAGCCGCATTAGATATTGTGGTGATTACTATTGAGTGGTCTGATGGTGAAAATGTGCTGACGCTTGAGTATAAGGGCAGGTGCGATACCGATTTACCCGAGATTAGTGATGTTTCACCGAAGTTTGTAGACTTGGAGTTTCATACGGTTAGCGAGTCTAACTCGGATAATGCAGTTACGCTGACTGTTGGATAATTGTAAATAGGTTAATTAAAGTATAATTGGAGACTATAATGCAGAGAAAACTTGGATATTTTGGGAATACGTTTACTAGGACTGCAAAGTTTAATGAGACTGGCGAGTTGCCTGAAGTAAATTTTTCTTATCGGCCATTGGATGTATATGAGACGTCGGTACTTGTGAGTAAGATTTTGGATACACCTACTGTAGAAGAGTCTATGGTAGAAAGCTTACGAGTAGCGGCGTCTCATATTACTGATTGGGATTTGATGAAGTTAAATCCTAAGTATACTGGTGTTACAGCTGAAGGTATGGTACCTGAGCCTGAGCTTTTGAAAGTTGATTTTACAAATGTTGAAGAGCTTAAGAAGGTATCACCTGTAATTATGGAGTTTATTATTAATTCTATTAGGGGTGATTCTGAAAGTCCGTTTATGGATAAGAAGAATTTAGAGAAGCAAATAAAAAACTCATAAAGGGCGCGGTACTATACATAGACTCTCCAAGTATATACTCGCGTCCTTGTGACAAGTGTAAAAAATATTTTTACCATAATGGACAGATTCAAAAGGGACCTGATAAAAAGCCAATTGAGCGTGCTAAAGGTCAGGTGCCAAATTGTAAGCTATGTGAAAAATTTGATGAGGATACTGAAGAAGTTTGGGAAGGTTTTACAAAGCAGAATCAGCTTATCTTTGATATATTTCTTGCTTGTAAAAACTTTAATCAGTTGCCGTGTCCTGGCGGCGTGTTGAATCAGGACCCGTGGCTTATGGAACTTTTTGTTAAGTTAAGCGAGATTTTTGAGCAAGGCGCTGACTGTAATAATAAGGAGTTTCAAGTTAATATGCTTAAGACAATGCTTGGCGCGAGGATATAATGGCAGGTAATATATTATCTATGACACTACAGATGCGGAATCATGCTGTAGCTGTAGCTAATAATTTAAAGAACCAGCTAGTACAAACTGGTAATGCTGCACAAGGTTTTGGTACTAAACTTGGCAAAGCTGTAAAAGCATCGCATACAAGTTTAGGTGGATTAATGGGGTCTTTAATTAATTTGAAGGCTCTTATTATTGCAGCTTTTGTATATAAAGGTATACAAGCATTCGCACGTTGGCTTGGTAGATTATCTGAAGAAGCAAATAAGGGTAAGGAGGCATTGATTAGGCTGCAGCAAGGTTTAGCATCTTTTGGTAATTATACTAAGAGTGCTGAAACTACTCTTGTAAATTTGTCTAATAAATTGCAGCAGCAGATTGGCATTGCTGATGATGTGTCTCAGTCTTTAATGGGATTACTTGGTACATATAATATGACTGGCGCACAAATTGAAAGATTAACGCCACTTATTATCGACTTTGCAAAGGCTAAGGGTATTGAGCTTAAGACTGCCTTTGATCTTGTTGGTAAAGCAAACATGGGCTATACTGGTACATTATCTAGGTACGGTATAATTATTGATAGTACGCTGTCCAAAGAAGAAAAGATGGTTGAGCTTGAAAAGCTTATGGGACAGTATAGAGGTACAGCAGCCGCACTTGCAGGTACGTACGCTGGTAAGGTTTCTATTTTGAGTGCTAATTATGCTGATTTAAAAGAGCGAGCAGGTGAGACACTTCAAGTAAGTGCTGCGCAATCTGGTGTATTAGAAATGTTGAATGGTATTGTAAAAGATTCCATTCAATGGTGGGATAAATGGGGTGTAGTTGTTGCTGATAAGCTAACTGGTGGTCTTAAAGGCGTTCTTGGCTTGGTGCAAAAAATTACTGATGCTGTAATGTCGTCACCTGTTGTTTGGGTGTTTGCTGAGTTGGCGTCGATTATCAAGGTAGTTTACTACGCTGGTAAAAGTTTGTTTACATTGATTAAAGCAGGTCTTGCGCAAGCAAGTAACTTGGTTACATTGGTCATTGCAAAATTTGGACAGTTAAAGGCAGCTATTTTTGGATCGGATGAAGATAAGAAGAATGCGAAATTGGTGGCCGAAGAAGTTGCAAATAATTATTGGGCTGAAGTAGAACGCATTAATAGTGAGATGAATGAGGAGCAAAATGATAATGCCGCTAAGTTAGCTGAGAATGCTAAGTGGGCTGGAAAGCTTTGGACGTCTGAGGGGTTTGCTGAATGGAAAACCGCGATGGATGCGCGACGTCAGGTATTACAGCAGCAAGCAGATGCGGAAAAAGCCGCTAATGAACGTGCTGTGGTAAATGGTGAAAAGAAGAATGAAGTATTATCTAGGACGATTCAGCTTACAAAGACTATGGCGCAGCAGTTTGCAATGGCTACTAGATTGGAGCAAGAGCAAACAAAGTATATGATGAAAAAGCTTAGGAATATGGATCCTAGCGATGTGGGTAATTTAAGTGAGCAAGAGAAAAAGCTGATTAATAATCAAGGTGTTTTGAAAGAAGCCTATGAGGGTGTCTTCTCTGAGTATGCGGAAAAGCAGCTTGGTATAAAGGGTGAAAATAAGGAGCTTAAGGCTAAGCTTACTATTTCACTAACTGATGAGGCTGCAAAATTGTTAAAGGTGAGTGGTGAGTCAGATAAAGAGTATAGAAATGTTCAGTATGAGTTAAAGGCGGGTTAATATGAATTTAGTGCTTAATAAGTTAGGTAGTGCATATACTTTTGAAATTACGCCTGCTATTGTTATGTCTACTGAAATTGGTTATAAAGATAGCACTAGCAAAAGGCTTGAAGAAAAGACTGTTTGGAATATTAGTGGTTATTTTGCGCCTGGTGCAAAGTCGTTAAAGGAACAGGTAGGAGAATTTGAAGAATTTATTAATGCGGACTACTTGAATAATGTTCGGTTAATGGATGGCAGCTCAGTTATAGAAGAGCTATCTGGTGAGGGTAATGTTAGAATTACTAATTTGAGTTATCCAACAGGATCAGGACCGCAGCATGCAACACGCAGAAATTTTGAAATAACATTAGAAGTTTTAAAGTATGCTCCTGAGTTTTTATCTACTGGTGTATATCAGTATACTATTGAGTATGCTACTGAGCAAAGTACTCTTGTTACTAGGACTATTAGCGGTACAATAAAAGATTTAGTTGGCTATGCCGTATTAGATAAGCTTGACGCGCTAATTACATTAAAAGGCTGGGCTATTTGGGATAGCGCAAATCTACTTTCAAAGAGTAGCTCTAGTAATGATGAAAATAGTGTATGCTCATTTAGTATTGTTCATAAGAAGTATTGGGCAGCTTTTCCTGTAGGAACTACTAATGGTGAAATAACTCGTGAGCGCTCGGTCGATGCGCAAGGAGTTGTCAAGTACAAAATTTCTGGATGGTTTGAAGGTAATGAGCTTGACTGTACTGCAGCTATAATGGCTGAAAAAGCAGTAGGACATTTACTTGGAGAATCTATTTCAAGAGCACCATATTCAAATAGAACAAATTTTAACTTAGAATTACTTGCGCAAGCAGGAGAGCAAGGGCCAATTTATTATAGTCAAGAAACATTGACGATACAAGAAGCAGTAGATGGTATCGTATTTAAACCGGTGTTGGGTGGAGGAGAGCCAGTTAAGCAAACTGTCGCAAGAACGACTGCGAAAGCTACTCAGTCTGGACTACTTAAAGGGCTTACATCTTGGCCTCCTCCCCCAGCATTACATTGGAGTGAAAGTAATTTAACTAGTAAGTCAGTAACAAGACTTCCGTTAGAAAGTCAAGCTGGTTTAGTTGGCTTTGGTATACAGTATAACTATCAATTTGAATTTTCAAATACACCGAGCTTTTAAATATGGCAAAAATAATTAGTGCGACATTAGCAGGAATACCTGTTTCTAGTTTAGACTTTCAGCTTGTGCTAGGAGTTGATCCTGGCACAGGCTCAGTTACTATTCCAGGTATTGGACATGATATTCCATATTTGACGTCTATTGTACTATCTGATAATGAGAATACATATACGTTAAATAATATATATGTAACAGCAGTTAGGCATGTACTTAACTCTACTGGTGGAACTGATACAGTATGTTCTATTGCCGATTTTAGAGTTGCTTGGAAGTATGGTTATATTAATGGGATATTTAATGAAGAAGACTACCGAGGTGTGCCTAAGCGAGAAAAAAC